GTGCTACTGAGGGGAAACTGTTTGGTGATTTTGTTGACGCGTTCGGCATGATTACTAAGGACTCGGTGGCTGGTAAGTCTGGTGAGGCTTTGGTGTTGCGTGATTGGCAGCGTAAGTTGATGGACAATGTGTTTGCTATTGAGGGCAACGGTTACAAGCATCGCCTTAGTCTGATAGGCCAGCCGAGAAAAAATGGCAAAAGTGCGCTTGGTTCAACGATTGCTTTGTATTCGCTAATCCTTGGCCCTAAAGGTGGTGAGGTTTATTCCTGTGCCGCCGACCGTGACCAAGCCCGTATTGTTTTCGCTGACGCTAAACGCATGATTGAAGCCAATCCGGAGCTGATGCAGGTTGCGAAGCTTTACCGTGACGCTATTGAGATTCCAACCACGGGTTCTATTTACCGTGTGCTATCTGCTGAGGCTTTTTCTAAAGAAGGTCTGTCACCGACGATGACCTTGTTCGACGAGTTGCACGCCCAGCCTAACCGTGAACTGTTCGATGTTATGAGCCTTGGTATGGGTGCGCGTGGCCGCATGGCAATGATGGTTGCGATTACTACCGCTGGTGTGAAAACCGACAACACAGGAAAAGACTCCATTGCTTACAGCCTGTACCAGTATGGACAGAAGGTTGCCCGCGGTGAAGTTGTTGACCCAACATTTTTCATGGCTTGGTGGGAAGCTAACCAAGATGCCGACTACCGTTCAGAAGATACTTGGATTGCTGCTAACCCCGGCTATGGCGATTTGAATGACGCTGAGGACTTTGCATCGATGGTGCTACGAACCCCGGAGGCTGAGTTCCGCACAAAGCGTTGTAATCAGTGGGTTAGCTCACAGTCCACTTGGTTGCCTGCTGGTGCATGGGATGAGTTGGCGGATGACACTGTGGACATCGACCCGGAGGAAGAGTACATTCTCGGCTTTGACGGTTCGTTCGCAAATGACTCCACAGCTATTGTTGCGGTTTCGATTCCGAAAGATGAAGAAGACATCCCAAAGGTCAAACTGATTAAAACTTGGGAAAAGCGTTTCGGTGTCGATGATGACTCTTGGCGTGTAGACATTGACGATGTGTTTGAAACTATTGTGCAGTTCACGCAGTCTCACCCTAAAGTTCGTGAGATTGCTTGTGACCCTTACCGTTGGCAGATGGTTATGCAACGCTTACAAGACATTGGTTTGCCTGTTGTGGAGTACTACACAACTAACCTTCGTCTGATGATTCCAGCGACAGCTAAAGTGTTTGATGCTGTAACTGAAAAGAAGCTACGCCATGACGGTAATGCTGCTTTGTCTCGTCACCTTGACAACTGTGTGTTGAAGGTTGATGCTAAAGGTCCTCGTGTAACAAAAGAATCTAGCCATTCAAAACGCAAGATTGACAATGCTATTGCTTTTATTGTCGCTTATGACCGCGCTACTGCTAGGCTAGAAGAGGAAGAAGTGCTTGTTCCCGGATTTTATTATTAGGCGGTTTGCATGATTGCGACTATTCTTCAGGGCCTTGGGGCTGCTGTTGTTTCTGTAGGTTTAGGCATTTGGCTTCCACCAGTAGGTATCGTTACCGCTGGTGTTTTTATGGTTTTGTTTGGTTTGGCATTGGAGCGTAAGTAATGCTTGGTGGATTGTTCGAACAGCGTGCGATTTCGCCGCTAACTCTTTGGGGTGCTGGCGATGACCAGCTGGCAGGCACACAAGCTGGCACAATTGTCAACTCGGACAGTGTTTTTAAAGTCAACGCAATTTTCTCAGCAGTGAGCCTTATCAGTGACACTGTTGCAACTTTGCCAGTTGATTGCTTTATTCGCCGTGATGGTGCGCGGTTTGCTTTCCGCCCAAAGCCAACATGGGTTACAAAGCCTGATGTTGACACAACCGCTATCGCCTTCTGGTCAGCTAACATTGTTTCGCTGCTACTTGACGGAAACATTTTCACTCGCGTATTCCGTGACGGTGACGGCAACATCGTAAACCTTGTAGTACTCAACCCGACAAAAGTTGAAATTAAACGCAATGGTTTGGGCCGCGTCATGTACCAGTACGACGGGTCATCAAAGTTACTATCATCCGACGACATTATTCACATCCCAGATGTTGTTAAGCCGGGTGAGCTTCGTGGTGTGAGCCGCGTAGAAGCATTGAAAGACAACTTTGGTTTAGCTATCGCTCTTGAGTCTTACGCTGCTCGTTTCTTCGGTCAGGGTGCAACCTCACAAGGCGTTATCGAATTTCCGGGCAATCTAACCCCAGACCAAGCGAAACAGCTTGTTGACGGTTTCGATGCCCGCCACAAGGGTTTCCGCCGCGCACACAAAACCGGTGTCCTATTCGGTGGTGCAAAGTATGTCAAAACCACTGTTGACAACGACGCTGCACAATTCATTGATTCACGCCGTCTAGCTGTTGAAGATGTGGCCCGCGCGTTCAACATCCCAACACACTTACTTGGTTTACCGGGAACAAACACCTACTCGTCAGTGGAACAGAACAACATTGCTTTCGTTGTCCACACACTACGCCCAATCGTACAGAAACTAGAATCTGGCTATTCAGTTCTTCTAAACACTGTTCCGGGTGGAGAGCAAGCGTTCCTGAAGTTCAACATGGATGGTTTGCTTCGCGCAGATGTCCAATCACGCATGGCCGCCTACTCAGTAGGTCTACAGTCAGGTTTCCTAACCATCAACGATGTGCGTCGCCTAGAAGACCTAACACCACAAAACGATGTCTCAGCTGAGCAAGTTCGTGTACCACTAGCCAATGTCAACATTTCAGCCGCTGGTCTAACCGAACAAGAAGGCAAAGTTACTATGGCTCAGAAACTTATCGCTGTTGGTTTCGACCCTGCCGCAACACTTGCAGCTCTACAACTACCAGCCATCGAACACACAGGCGTACCTTCACAACAGCTTCAATCTGTTGCAACGATTGACCCTGAAAACCCTGAATCAGTTTACGGAGTCTAACAATGATTAAACCGGGTACCCATAATGTTGTTTGCTACGCTGGTGCAACATTTGATTTGAATTTCACAGTGAAACTTGCAGGTACAGCTATTGACCTGACAGGTTACACCGCGCGTATGCAGGTTCGTGAATCAGCTGACGCAGCAACCGCAGTGCTATCACTAGCACCCGGCGGTTCAGGAATTACTTTGGGCGGAACAGCAGGAAGCATCGCTACAACTGCTGCCGCAACCGCAACTGCCGCTATCAGCGCAGGCTCGTATGTTTACGACATGGAACTTGTTTCAGGTTCTGTCGTGACCCGTATCTTGCAAGGCGGGTTTAAGGTACTTCCTGAGGTAACTCGTTGAGCCAATACACTATTGAAATAGTTGAATCTCCAACTACGGTCACTGTCACAGGTACTGATGTAATTGTTGACATTACTGAGACTGTTTCGGAGATTGTTATTTCTGAAGCTGGTTTACCGGGACCACAGGGTGGCCTTGGTCCGGCTAATACTTTAACTGTTGGCACTGTCACTACTGGTGCTGCTGGTTCTTCTGCTGCTGTCACTATTACTGGTGACGCACCTGACCAGACTGTTAGCTTCACAATTCCTCGCGGTGACACAGGAGCTACTGGTTCTACTGGTGCCACTGGCGCGACCGGAGCTACTGGTGCAACCGGTGCCACAGGGCCGCAAGGCGAACAGGGAATCCAAGGAATCCAAGGTATCAAAGGCGATACTGGTTCTACTGGCGCGACTGGTGCTACCGGACCTCAGGGCGAACAAGGTATCCAAGGTATTCAGGGTGAAACCGGTGCCACTGGTGCCACGGGTGCTACAGGTCTTAACTGGAAAGGCACTTGGTCGCCTTCAACAGACTATGTAAACGACGACGCAGTTTATTACAACAGCTCTTCGTGGTTTGCTTCAGGTAATCCAACTACTAGCGAAGTTCCTGAAATTGGTTCAGCTCACTGGGTTCCACTTGCTTTGCAGGGCGCGACTGGTCCTCAGGGTGCAACTGGAGCCACAGGGTCAACGGGTGCTACCGGAGCAACAGGGGCTACTGGCCCTCAAGGTGACACAGGCCCACAGGGTGAGCAAGGTATTCAGGGTATTCAAGGCATCCAAGGTGAAACCGGTCCAACCGGGGCAACAGGAGCCACAGGCCCAACCGGTGCTACAGGACCCGGTGTTGCAGCAGGCGGAACAGCCAACCAAGTTCTATCAAAAGTAAACGGCACCGACTACACCACAACATGGGTCACACCATCAATAACTGTTAACGGCACAGCAATCGCTCTCGGCGGTTCCATCACAATTTACGCAACGCTAGGCTAACAACATGTCAAGAATAAGCTCAGGCACACTAATGGTCGGCACCACATCAGTGCAAATAGATGGCAACGCTGTACAACCAAGCCACATACACATAAGAAACAACGAAAGCACCAAAACTCTTTTTGTTGGCAACTCAGACATAACGATAGCCAACGGATTACCTATTTCATCATTAACAACACTTGAATTTGATTTACCACCCGGCGAAGC